GTACAGGATGCAAGGTACATCTAAAATCAGATGAGTTACCAAAAGGCAGAATTATCGCAAGAGTTACTCGCCACTACTGTGCAGTTATAGATGGCGTTATAAACGACACCTATGATCCTAGTAGAGGTGAAACAAGATGTGTTTATGGTTACTGGATAAAACAGTAATGTTACAGCCCCCCAGCAGGGGGCTTTTTTTTATGTTAGTGTATCCGCGTGTGTGAGAGCTTGTAAGTGACTAGTGGAAACAAGGCAACACTAGACATTCGCAAGAACTAAGACCTCTAGTAATAGGGGTCTTTTTTTTTATCTTCTTGGTTTTATCTCTGCAACAGCGAGTTCTACTTCTTTTAACCTATGGAACACTTCTTTCATATCGTCATGCATATCATCTATTTTTGTAGTTAACAATTCGATAGCTGTTGTATTACGAACAAGGTCATCTCTTGATTGTCTACCTCTATAAGAAACAGAACCAACTGAGACAAAACAAGCTGTCAACATAGCTCCACCTACTGCTGCTATTACTTCCACCACTTTACGAGTCCTCAATATATGTCTATTATACAGAAAAAGGCTATGGAAAAAGAAAAAATAAAAGATATACCACAAAAAAATAAAGAAATAGATGACGATAAGCCTGACTATCAGGAGAAAATTACATTTTTAGTTTCTACAGTTGCACAAGCATTTATATTAACTTGGTGTTTGCTTGTGTTGTCATTAGGATATGTAAAGCTACCTAGTAAACTATTTGGCATTGACATTCCAGACCAGCCAAGGGTTGACAGTACTTTTGCAGCAGGCTTATTAGGTAATATTTTAGGAGGACTAGGTATAAGCGTAAACGCAGCACAGGGTAATAAGAAGAAAAAGAAAGAAGAAGCAGAAAATGGTAATATTAGTAACTCTGCTGGTGGCACACAAACTATAATAATAAAGCAGCCACTAGAAATCGTCACAACAAAACCTGACGTAATCAAAGTTGATCCCACAAAAAAATGAAAAAACTACTTCCATTTATTTTTGCAGTTGCAACAACTCCAGCATACGCAGATATTACAACTAAATATGTGACCTCTGCACAAATCTCCATTGATTCGCCATATGTAATTACTAATGCTGCTCCATCAAGTTACAGCATAAGCGGAAACAATATTACAACATCTACAGGTACAGGAGAAAATGTTGTTACTAATGCAATCGGTGGATTAAATCTTGGAAGCTTTGATAATAATGGCTTGCCAAACGCAATACATACTAATAAAACAGTAACAACTGCTGGTTCAAGCTTTTCGCTTTCCGAGTCATATCAAGCTGGTGACGGAACACAAACTGCTATTACACCTAGTTCTGGTATCGCAACTTTACCTATTCTTGGCGGCCAGACAACAGTTATTTCTGGCGGAACTGCTGGTAACCTTGCTTTAACTAACTTAAGTTCTGGAGTTACAACTTGTACTGCTGGAGGAAGTGGAACAAGCTGTCTTGCATCCACCTCTGTAACTATAGAAATTGACTAAACTCTGGCTGCTGCTAGTATTTATATACCCGATTAAGGTATGTGCTACCCCAGTAGTGCCTCAGTTCAGATCCGGGTCGAGTACAACTTCAAGCACTTCTGAATCTGTTATAAATGAGACAATCACAAGCCATCAGTATCGTACCGGGTATACGTTTAGTGTCTCAGGTCATAATATTGAAAGTGCTGATATTGATGGATATATTAACCCAACACCTACAAGTGTTAATCAACAAACAGTCGGAGGTGTAAATTTTAGTTGGACTACTTTAGACGGCTCTACAAACGCAAGGTGGAAAATATCAAATCCAGCAAATTCTTTCAGTTTAGTAGAAAGCGTAATGGCGCCAGGTTTAGATACAGTTACCACAATAACAAGGACAATAACTACATCAACTACAACAGAATCTACAAGTACGTTTGGACAGTAGCCTTTATCTTATCCCCTGCAAGAACATTTGCTAATACAACTGTAGCAAGTCCTCAGTCACAAAGTACCGGTGTAGTGAATAACAATGCAACAATGATAACTCCTTCTAGTCATCCACAATTTAAAATGTCGCAAGGTATTATCTGCTCCTCTCCTAGTCTTACCTTTACACCTTATGTAACAGATGCTTGGTCGTTTAACAGGCCAATAGAACAGGTGACTAGACAAAATATCTATGACGAAAATACTGGAGAGGTAAAGTATGTGCAAGAAACTCCTCGATTTGAAAAAGATAATTACAATTTAAATTATGGTTTTAGTCTTCAACTAAACATACCATTAGGAAAATCTCCAGCACTATGCCATGAGGCAAGTCGAGTAAATATTGATGCACAAAAGTTATTAATTGCTAAAACACAAATGGAAATGGAATTATACAGACTAAAGATATGTGGTGAACAAGCGCGCCTCGGCGTACAGTTTGTTGGTAAGTATGCGGTTAATTGTGAGGGAATACAAGTTAACATACCTCCAAACCAAGTTTTGCCTCATGTACACAAAATTGAGGTAAAACCATAAAATTAGCCCCTTCAGAATCGCCTGTAAGGGGCTTGTAAAAAAGTCTGCTTATGTTTGTACCTACGATTTTGGCTCTTTTTTCTTTGTTAGCCTTGTAACCACCTGTTTTACTAATGGACGTACAAGTTGTAAAACAAGCGGTGCAGAAGCACCGACCAAAGCAAGACTAAAAACACCAACAAATTGATTAGCAGAAGGGATGTATTGATCTTTGAAATCGACCGGCTCATACAAAGTAATGCACTCAGTTTTATCTAAGCGATGACCAACCACGATTTCAAGCTTTTTTGCATTTCTGTAATCGCCCACGCGCTGATCTTTTGAACCAGGGCATTCTGGGATTACTATATCATCTTCTTTTTTTTCTTCTGGAATTTTTGGAGTTTCAGTTTCTGGTATATATGGCTCAATACTTTCTGGTGCAGGTAATTCTTCTACAATTGTCATTTGGTTGGGATTAAAAACAGGAGGTATAAAACTAGGAAAAGAAAAATCGCATATTGTATATACACCATTTGGATCGTCTAATAATAAATTATGATTACCTGTATTCTTTATATCTCGATGCTGATAAGTACAGCCTGGTGTATCTATGTTTAAATACTGTGTTATTACAGGAATATCTGGTGAATATGGCTCTGGAATGTATATTTCTGGAATATATATTTCTTGAATTTCAATCGTAGGCATCTCTTTTTTTCAAAACTTCTACTTCTGAAAAACACTTAGGGCAAGATAAATTAGTACTTACAGAAAACTCAGGAAAACCTTTCATTGATTCATCAATATCAATATCTCCTCCAATAATTAGTTCTGTATGACACCAATAACAATTCATTATTTTTTTGGATTAATTGGAAATGTTGGAATTTGTTTTGATGTTTCTGATGGTAAAGATTTACCCAATACATCAGGCATAAGTCCTTTTACATTATCAAGAACTTGATTCATCATCTTTGCCTTAAATTGTTCTGAAGTTACATACTTAAATGTAAAAAAACCACCGCCCAAGATTCCCAAAACTAGGATCGTAGTTACGATAGTTAAAGCATCTAAAATTTTTCTCATGTTAAAAGAGCAAATAGCACGAGCTACAGCATTAATGTCAGTAGTCGTTTTGTTACTTATTGTAGCTATATCTCCTCTCTATGTCACAATGAGCTTAATGACAAGACAAATGCAAGAAAAAACTAACTAGATTTTTGTGCGTCAGAAGGTTTTAACTCTTCTTCTTGAGCTTTTGTAGATAATAATTGTGCCTGTGCATCTTTTACACCAATAATTGCACCTTGATACCTATGTTCGTTTTGACACTCTAATTCATAAGACCTTTTTGCCTGTGCTTTACGATCCTGTATAGCAATAAGCTCTTGTTCGTATCTTTTTAAAAGATCATCTAATGGATTTGTCATGCTCCTATTTCAGTTAATGTGAAAGTAGAAATAGTGTTTTTATCATAACCATTACTATTATAAATGTAATGAACTCTGTTGATATAAGTTACATATGTAGAGTGGTAAGGGTTGCCTATCTGTAATTTATAAGCAATAGCTTGACCACTTGAATAAGAAGGTGTATCTAATATTTTTAATCCTGTATTTTCTCTTGCAGTACCTGATCCTTCCGCACCGCCAAATGAAAGAGTAGTTCGATATACATTACTTCCTGTATCTCCAATGAAATCAGTTAATTGTGAATACGATCCACCACCTATTGATCTAAGTAAATTTATTGCTCCTTGTCCACTTGAATTACCACTTAAACAAATATCAAGCATTATTTTACTGTTTGTTCCAGTTGGAGTTATAGAAGGATTAAAACTTGCAATATCTACAAATGATGTTCCTGTATGTGATTGAACATCTTTTTTTACAACTTGCACAACTTGAAGAAGCTTACCTCCTCCAAAACCTGTAGCAGTACCATTACAGGTAACATTACCAGAACTATCTAATGAGATAGCGTCAGTTGATGCTCCAGTATGCCTAATACTGTTTACAATTAATCTACTGCTCATGGCTTGGGATATTTAGCTTTTACAGCGGCAACGTGGTCTTTCCATGTCGTTGTTCCATTTACACTATCCCAATACTGCATGTCTAACTGTTGAGCCACAGGTAAATATATTGTATCTGTAGTTCCAGCTTCGCCTGTCCTTTGACGTTGGTATAAAGTATCAGCTAATGCTTTGTTAATTTCAGTTCTTGCAGCATCTATTTTGCTTTGGTCAAGAGTTACAGACTTGCCATCTTTATCAAAAGCACCAGTACCATCATTAATAGTTACAACAGTACCAGCGTATGCTTTATAAATAGCTTCATGGTCTAACGCCATAATTAAAAAATCCTTTTTACTAAATTATATAGGATGGACATTAAGCTGCCACCTCCATAAGAGTAATGCTTGAAGCACCACTATATGAATAATAAGCGCCTGATGTGGTGTAAGCCGTTCTGTTTAAATAAGTATGCACATTTGTTACGTTGCCCCATTGAACTTTGTAAACATGTGCGTTTGTATCTTGTGCATCATCTAAAAAATTAAATACTTGTGAATTTAGATCGTAATAACTACTTCGTGCTGTGTTACCAAAAACACCTCCAAAACTGTTGTAATTACCACCACTTCCATTTCCTATTGCCGTAGAGCCTCTTAAAAGTTGAAAATAGGTTTCTCCAGATGTAGAAAGCATCATTTGAACCATTACTAAAATTTTATTACTTGCCGATGCTGGTGTAATAGATGCTGAAAAACCACTTATATCTGCGTAACCAGAAATTCCACTAATCGAGACAACAGTATTTAGTTTTGTTTGAATAACTTGAAGAATTTTACCGCCACCAGCTTCAGCAAATGATAAATTTCCAGAGCCATCAGTTTTCAAAAAAGTATTAGCACTCCCATCGCTTTGCGGTAGCTTTAGCTCAACTTCACTTGCAGATGGATTATTTGTTGGTACGGCTAATGAAACCGCATTACCACCAGAATGTACGAGTTTAATTTTTCCTGTCATGCTGACACCTCCATTGCTGTGACAGATGATGCTCCATGAAACCAACCACTATCCCAAGTTCTATTTAAATAAGTTGTTCCAGAATGTACTCTCCATTCTATTGAATATGTAGTAGAACTTGTACTGCTTGGAGAATCAAGAAATGCAAAACTATGTCCAGCATATCTAGAACCACCCCCATGAGCAAAAGAACCATCTGCATCATCAGCCATAGTGCTTGACTGACCAATTATTGTACTACCTCTTTTCAATCTATAATTAGATTCAGAACCAGAACCAGCTAAATACAAACATCCTGAAAATAAAATTTTATTACTTGTGGATGATGGAGTTATAGATACAGTTAAACCTGATATTTGTGCAAAGCTACCAGAGTTTGTGCTTGCAGTATCATTTTTAAAGGTCTGTTTTACCTGTAAAATTTTACCTCCAACACCACTTGCAAGTTTTCCAGAAGTTACTGCATTTGCTGCAAGCATATCTGCATCTACTATTCCATCAGGCAACCCACCAACTGCAAGTCCTGTAATTACTCCTGTATTTCCATTAATTGATACTGGCATTAGACTACTGTAAAGGTTGAACCAGAAGGTATAGTTAAAGTATAAGTTCCCATTGAAAAAGCACCAGCGACCATTCCATTTTTGTTATTACCGATTGTAATATTTCCTGATGCTGTTGTTGGATTTTGAAATATAGAATCTGTCTCACCCCCAGCAGATATTGCATTTGTAGATGCAGCAGTTATTCTTCCCTGTGCGTCAACTGTAATAGATGGTATTGCAGTAGCAGAACCATAACTCCCTGCACTAACAGAAGTATCTGCAAGTCCCTTTGCCTGTGCTTTAGTTAAACCCATTAATTAAAAACCTCCTCTGGATATTGTGTCATATTATATTTCTCAAAATTACCATCTTTATCATAAGTTGCACCAAACAAAGTAACTAAAGCTGCTGTATCTTTACACGCATCTATTTCTTTTTCACGAGTATCACAGGCTGTCCGCACTTGGTTACGAAATGTTTGAACTGTTGTTGGGATTGCTGTACCCTTTTCGGCCTTTCTTACAACGTACCAATCATATGGAGCTAATAACGAGCCAGCAATATTTTTTTCCTCTGCTTTTAACAATGATTTTACGCCTAATATAACTTTTTGACTTCCATCAGAATTTTTTAATAGATTACCATCCTCATCTTTTGCATCTACGTCATCAAGTGCTTTAGCAGTTCCATCATACATATAAAATCGTGAGTCGTATATTTTTGGATCATCAACTTCTTTTATGCCAATCGCTTCTTTTTCTGCTTTGGTTGTTAGTCTTAACCAATTTGCAGGGTAATTTGTTTCCCCAACAGTAAAGGGAACATCAACTGCTAATGGTTTTCCGTCTAGTGTAAAAGCCATATTTATATACTACCTTGCAATAGCATTTTTAAAAGGAAATTCTGCAAATGCAAAATAAATATAAGTACCAGAACCATTCATATCACCACTATTGTTTCTAAACTTAAAACCATTTGACAAAAAATCAACAGATCTACTGCTTGAAGTTTGTTCTGCTGTAGCTTCATTAGGCTCTAAAAAATCATCAATAGTGTTAGTAGTACTTCTTGCACTATCATAAATCAACCAATCTCTTGTGCTGTCAGTTCTTTTCACCATTAAAAATGCAGGGCGAAAATTGAGATGAACGTATGTCCCATCATTTGCATTGTTGCCATCATAGCTGCCAAACTTGCTAAAAGATTCTACATCGTTAAAGCAATAAGCTACATAATTATCACCACTTTTATTAGTTTTATTATCATTACCTAGTGTAAATACAGAAGAGGATGGAGTTGTATTATTCCAATATCCAGATGAAGTGGCAGGCGAATTTGTTAGGTTTAAATATACTATTTTTGTATTTCCTAATTTGTAATGATATACAGCCCAATGATCGCCAGAAGTTCTTGTTTTCATAATGATTACTTGTGGAGCTACGCCTAAACCATGACCTACTGTCGCACCGCTTGAGCCATTACCTGTATAAGTAACAATAGAAAACCCTGCTGTTGGATTAGCTCTAACACTTGATGTTCTTGAGCCGTCACTATTTGATACTGTAGACTCGCCAGCGTTCCAGTTCCAACCAACAAAAGTATCACCACTTTTATTAACATTATTCATGTCTCCTAACGTATAACCATCAGAATTAAACGCAGATAAACCATTTGTATTTGTTGCTTCTGCATTTGTTTTATTAGACATAATTCTTAATGTTGCACCTCGCACAGCATCCCAAAGAACATGATTGTATGCTTGTGATCTAATTTTAATCCAGACAAAATCAGGAGAAAAATTTAAGCCTGCAATATTTTGTGTGCCACCATTACCTGTCCAGAGTTTAGTGTCAAATTGTTTATTAGGTAGCTTTATTGTTGGATCAGGTTGGTTTGCTGAACATAATGCTTTATATCCACTAGGGACTGAATAATAAAAATCTCCTTTTCCGTTTGCATCTGTATTTCCTTGTGCTGTTTTTTCTCCATCAAATGAACTATCTTGTCCAAAATTGGCTATAGCATCTGTGCTTCTACCTCCAGAAGTATCTTCTATAAAAGGAAAATACTCCGCATCCGTTGTATAAGTTGTGGAATAAACACTAGACCCATTCCTAAAAAATTCTATACTTTTTGCATCTATATCAACTTTTACACCCATTATATCGCCAGAAGAGAATTGTCCTGTGCCAGGGTTAATTGCTGAGCCATCTATTCTTGGTGTTCCTTGGTAGAAATCTAAACTTTGATGAGTACCTCTATCTATTTCAGAAATACCAACAAAACCACTATTGCTTTTATTAAGAACTTCAAAATATATTTTTCCTTGTGCTTTCATAGTTCCAGTTGTAAAACCTCTATTGCCTGATGATGAGGTCATTCTTAAATTAGCTCTAGAAATACTTGCTTGACCTCTATTTTTATTTTGATTTAAAGGATTGAGTGTACAAAAATTATTGGTAGGAGTATCTTTTACCGCATCTCCAACAACTATTCCATTAGGTGTCCAATTGTTACCATTGCCACTTGAGTCTTTACCGATTGTTGCAGCGGTATTGTTTGAGTTGTCTTCAAACTTGAGGTAGAACCCATTTGTTCCATAATTTATATTTACCTCTTCCTTGGGTGACCATACACCAGTTTCAGAATTTATTTCACCAAAATCTGATGCTGCATATTTATAACCATCACTATAATGACACTCTGCAAAATACATATCACCTCTATAAGTATGACCATCCCATCCTTGAGTTCCCATTGCTTGAACATACCCTGACCTATTCATTGCAAATTCATAATCTGGTGGTTGACCGCCTGTTATATTTTCCTCGACTCCATTAACCCATATTCTATGTGTAGTATTCCCTGCATCAACTTGCCAGACAATATGATACCAAGCACCTACATCTCTATAATCACGATCATTAACATCTCCATAAGGGTTTGCACCGCTAGTATCAAAATAAAACTGAAGTTTGTTATTACCACTTTTCCAATACAAAGCTGCTATACCATCATTACCTGATTGTGAATTACAACTAAAAATATAATCATTATTATCAAGTTTGCCACGTTTAACCCAACCACTCCAAGTCCAAATTTTTCTATTACCAGTAGATGTTGGAGTCCTTGTTAGATAGCCATTACTACCATCCATTCTTAGACTTCTTTCTATTTGATAACCTGTAGAAACTCCAGATGACCCTGCTCGAATTGTGTCAAATAAAGCCATTTATTTTACATCTAAGGTAACAACAGCGTGTACAACATTAGTTGCTCTTACAACATAATCAAGTCTATCCACAGCGTTAGCTGCTGTTGATAGTGTAGGTGCTGTACCACCAGCGAATTTGTAATCACTTTGAAACGCTGCTGTTCTACTGCCTGTACCATCTTGCACAATAAATATTGAACCACTACTGCCGATAGAACTTGAAGTATTCATACCACTATTTGTAAAAGTTCTATTACCACCAAGAGTAACAGTAAAGTGAGTACCAGAACTTAGGTCAACAGCAATATTAGACCCATCTGTAAGTGTAACTATTGATGAGGTTGCATTTCCTGTAATTCCGATTCCAGCCCCTGTAGTTTCTATTTTTTTACTGTTGTTGTGATATAGCTCTACGGCTCCGTTTTCATTTGCAACTATTATATTCTCAGTATTAGCTGCATTATTAAACATATATTGAGGAGATCTAAACCTTATCCTTGAATCATCCTGAATAATTAGATCATTAGTAGTATTTACTATATAACTGGAGGTTCCATCGTGATAAATCTGTAAATCTCCACCAGTTCCAAACTGTGCTTTTACACTATCTCTAAAATATAAAGAATCGTCTGACTTATCCCATTTTAATTGGTTATCAGTTCCATCATTTCCTTCAAACTGTGCATCACCAAAAGTTTGTGTGCCTAAATTTGTTGTCTCAAACTTTTTACTGTTGTCGTAATATAATTCTACGGCTCCGTCTGTTATTCCTTTAAGTACATCTTCTCCTCCTGTACTTTTTACATGAAAAGTGCTTGCTTTAGCAATTAAAGAACCTGTACCAGCATCTTCAATAACAGAATTATTGCCATCGTGATAAAGTTGAAGGTCATTACCTGCTCCAAACCTTATCTTCTGGTTATCACTTAAATCTAAGTTAGTAGCTAGATCCGTTCCAACAATAGTTCCATCAACTATCTTTGCACTTGTTACTGTATTATCACCAGGAGTTCCAATAGCAATTGTCGCACCCATATTAATGATGAAATATGTAGATCCACTAGGAGGTGCAGAATCAAAAATTATATCTGTACCGCTTACCACATATCCATCTGTCATATCTCCCTGTCCAGTTCCATCATTAGGTTGTTGCATAACACCATTGATAGATACTCTCAATATTTCTGCATTACTTGGTGTAACTGCATTACTTGTACCTTTGGTGACTAGCTTAAATCTATAAGCAGATCCGTTGAATGTAGCCGATCCACCACCAGTTCCAGAAGATGATGCAATATCTAATAAATCTGCTGTTCCTGTAGCTGCTGCACCACCAATCTCTCCCCAAGCACTACCATCATATCCTTCAAATTCTGATGTCTGACTATTGAATCTGAACATCCCTGCTGATGGAGAGCCTGGTCTTTGGGCTGTAGTTCCAGCAGCAACATCAATAGCACCTGTTCCTGTCATTAAAATATCGCCACTCACACTAAAGTTTCCGCTAACAGTAAGACTAGAAAGTAAAGTTCCTGTAGCTGTAGCTGAGTTTGTTTGAACAGCATTACCCATCAATGAGTGAGATGAACATTGATAATGGATAACCATTGGAGTGTTATCTGCTATAACAATCTGCACATATGCACCACTTTGCCCTGCTGTTCCATTTACAGTTACGTTTGTTGTATAAGCTGTAGTTTTATTTGATTCAAGATAAAAACGTAAAGGATGACCAGAATTACTTGAATGTGATTGGTCAAACTTATAAGTACGACCAGGTGTGAGAGTTAAAAATGGTGCTTCTTTGCCATCAATTAAATAACCATTTCCAGACCCACTTCCGTTGTATCTATGCGCTGCTGTTTTGCTTGCAACAGTAACAGTTAAAGTTTTTACAGATCCAGTATATGTAGCATGAGTAGAAGCAAATCCTCTAATGTTTCCATCATCGGTGAGAGTTAACGTACCAGTAAAATTAGGGTCTGCATTTTGGCCAGGTGCTACCCAACTAAGAACTCCAGAAGCATTACTTGATAAAACATATCCACTTACAGAAGAGTCAGCAGAAGGTAAAGTCCAAACAACATTAGATGAAACTGTTGCAGCAGATTTAAAACCAACATAATGAGAAGAGTCAGCATCTAAATATCTAACCTCTTTTTGATTAGAAACAGATAGATGTTCACTACTTGTCCAAGAGTCTGTTGCATTTACCCAATTAAATGTTTTATCAGATGCACCTTTTAGAGTAAGTCCACCTCCGTCAGCAGTTGTATCAGATGGTGTTGAGACTTTTCCAAGAGTTATATTTTTATCCTCTACATCAAGATTGGTAGTGTTGATTGTAGTTGTTGTACCGCCAACTGTTAAGTCTCCTACGATATTTACAAGACCAGCAGAACTGATAGACATTCTGCCAGTTCCACCTGTACTGAAGGTTAAAGTATCTGATCCTCCACTAATTCCTGTATTTGGATCCGAATTAAAACTAAATGCAGGGCTACCAGCAGATCCGTCAGGTGCTTTACTTAATAAATTTGAATAACTTATCTTTTTATTTTTAGCAGAACCTGTGGCACTTTGATCTATTATTGGCAAAGTATCTGTACTGGCTGGTGCAGTAAGTTCTGTAAATTCTGATATTTTGCGGTTTGTCATAATTAAAACTTGATTATGTACATAAGAGCTACGTTTTTAACACGAACCTCAGTTCCACCACCACTACTTGCAATTGTGTGTGAGTGAGTTGCATCCATACTAAAGCTTCCGCATTGTGCTTCTCCTCCATTGTTACCAAATAATCTTGCGTTTCTATTACTTCCTTTAGTAAAGACACCACTTGCTGAACCATCTATTCTGTAAGATTGTGATATTGCTTGAACATCACCAGTAAGAGATGTGGAATCGGTTGTGTGCGTATGATTCTTGTTTTGATCTGTTTGTGTCGAACCAAAAACTCTACTTGCATCTACTCCAGCACTATTATCCCAACCTCTAACAAATTGACCTCTTAGGTCAGGCAAATTGAACGTAGAAGAGCCATCCCCTGCTCCATGTGTCGTTGATAGGATAGAAAATAATGATGCGTATGTAGATCTACTAATAGCACTACCATTACATTCTAAAAACCCAGAAGGGGGAGTAGAAGCCCCAAAAGTTAATATTGTTCCTACTGGTACACCAGCAGCAAGTTCTCCCCATGCCGATCCGTTATAACCCTCGAAGCTTGTTGTAGTTGTATTAAA